CCAACATCTTGGCCTGGGTTTAGTGGTGCGTGTGGACCGCATGTTTTAGATGTATTTTTTAACGATCCCTCCAAGGAATGTAATGGAGTATTCGCTTCAACCGATCTAGGAAAAAATTGGCTAGGGTGTCTTTGGGGAACACCAGATGCTCCTTTTAGTTGTTCTTGCCCCGATGTTGGACCTCTTTTCCATGCTTATTTAAAATTAAGATTAAATGTAGCTACCTTCTGGAATACACCCAAAAACACTCCTGTAAAAAGGGCAGAGTTTTTAGATGCAATCAAATACGGTAAAAAGGCAAATATTACAGTTGCTGGTGACTTTAAATTAAAAATAGGACAAGTTGTTTATATCAATGTAAATGGAGTAAGTGGATTCCCGTACACAAGTTCCGGATCAAAATTGAATGGCTATTATTACATAATAGGGGTGAAACATGTAATAACAAATGGTGGTGGACATGAAACTGCATTGTCCTTGACCGAAATACCACCAATAACAAATCCCATGACTGCTGGAAGCACATTTGCTGCTGACTATCCATGATCTAAATATTTGGATGGCTATAAGAGACTTTTCAATACTTTTTGAACCTGTTCAAAATGGGGCAACCAAGAAGGATATCAGCATGGTATCCGGGTTTAATGCCATTAGTCAATACATAGAGCATGTTTTAAAGACACAAAAGGGTGAATTGATATCTGATATGAATCTTGGTGCGGATTATTTTACTTATATCTTTGGAACACAGGATAAAGCTGTTTTGGAATTAAACATTGCTTCATATATTGAAGCATCTATTCCACAAATAAGAAATGTTCGCACAAACTTGGTTTATTATAGCACTGATGTTCTTCAATTTGAAATATTCTTTTCCATATATGACGGAATACAAACCCAAAACAATGTATCTTGCTTTGTAGAGGTAGAAACATAATGACATACAACATAAACAATCTAAACGTTGCATCCTTGGATTTTGATGACATTAAAACATCTCTTATTGAATTTTTAGAAGAACAATCAGATTTAAGCAATTTAGATTTTAGAAATGAAGCAAGCTCAGTAAACCTTCTTTTAAATATTCTGTCAACTGCAACGGCATACAACGGAGTTTATGCACAATATGGTTTTACAAACAGTTTTGCAACAACAGCAACTGTTTTAGAATCTCTTCTTGGTATTGCTGCAAATTGTTCCGTAACATTGGCACCAACAAAATCAGCAGTTTCAAATAGAACCGTAAATGCAATAAATGGTACAACTTTGAGTCCATACACAACATTTACTTCCAGGGCAACAAATGGATCTGACGAATTCTTTTTTAATGTAGAACAGGTAAATGCCAACAGTTCAAAAACAATAAAAATATATTCTGGTTTGGATGTTGTAACCTATACAAATTATAATTACGAAACACAATCATGTGAAATACCTTATAATGTTGATCCCGATACAATTAGTTTTTATGAAACTGTAATTAATACAAATGTGACAACACAGTGGACAAGGGTAAATAAATCTTCTACTGCTCAAACGGGAAACAATACTCATTTTACTGTAATTAATGGTCCAAGAGGATATATTGTAACAAATAATAGTCCATCTGCTAAAATAATCACAACAGCCAGCAGAATCGCTGTAAGGGCAATCACAAGTAGTGGTGGTGTGGGAAACAATGCAATTATTTCTCCAGCAGCAAACACCAGTTTTGGAACTTCTGAATTACCTAGTGGTGGTTACGATTTAATATCTCTAGCCAAAGCAAAATCTTCTGTTTTGTTTAAAACCACAGGACAAGAGAGATGTGTTACCGCAGATGATTACAAAAACGCAATTCTTAGTTCTCAAATAACTGGTACGGATAATCGTGATTCAATCACTATTCAAAATGGAACTTATCCTGGTTCAGTAAAAATATACGTAGATAATTTGGGAACAGCCGAACAAGAGGCTTTAATTGATTATCTGTCCGACAAAGTACCAGTAGGAATATCAATTGAGTACGGCCAATGATACTTTTATTTAATTCCCAACCTGTAACCGAACTAGTAAAGATAGAAAGACTATTTGATCGTGCAAAAAGTCTTTACGGCTCTGATTTTTATGACATAAAAACAACGAATTGGTTGGGTGACCAACTTACGGTTGAATCACTGTTTCCAAATTGGATCATGCAATCTTACAATAATGATTCATCAAATGTGTTAGTTGTTCCGATTATTAAAAATTATTTAAGATGGCTTTTTTCCTTGGAATACGGTTATGGTGCTCAATTAGACTGGGAGAAGATAAGAAGCCCACTTACGGTCAATCCTATATTTTTAGAAGCATTTGCTGATTTTTATTTTCCGGGTGCTAATTTTTCTCAATCGCCATTAAAAGAAGTTTTACCAAATATAAGACAATTTTTAACACGCGCTGATTGCAATTATTACAATTTAAAAGGCACGCCAACTGCAATAAAATATGTAATATGTGCTTTACTTGAATTTAACTGGGATGATGTGGAGGTATATACTGCTGGAGCAGCTACAATTCAAATCAATGTTTCTAGTGGATTAAATGATGATTTACTTGTTTACCAAAACTTTTTAGAAGAATATGTTTTGCCAATTGGTGTAAATATAATTTACGGAACAAAGTAACATGTTTCAAAAAATGGTGATGTTTGCTGCGTCTTTGGTTTCTAGAGGAATAAACAATACCAAAACAGATATAGAAACAAAAAAATTAAGAGTTTTATCCTGTTTTGGCCATGATGAAATACCACCGTGCCCACATTTAAAGTTAAGTAAAAATAAACAAAGACATTATTGTGGGAAGTGTGGTTGTGGGGACCACAAACACACTTGGTTGATAAAAAACAGTGAAGAATATTCAAAATTAGATTATCCAAAATTAGATTGTCCTTTAAAAATGCCGGGATTTACCAATTATGACCCTAATTTTTATACGGAAGAGAGCAAACAAAGAAAACAACAAATAGAAAATACGGACCCAGAGAAACTTCAGTTTATTCAAGTAAGAATAGGTTCAAACCCCCAAAAGGAAAAAATTTTTGAAGAGTTAAATAAAATTAATAACAATTCATAAATATTTTTATCATGGCAATAAACTCCCGGCAAGAATTCATCGAATACACACTAAGATCTCTTGGGGCCCCAGTAGTCCAAGTAAACGTAGACCCTCAACAAGTTGAGGATCGTTTGGACGAAGCCTTAAAATTTATGGAAGAGCGTCACTTTGATTTTAATCAAAGAGCCCTTTTTGTGTACCAAATTCAACAACAGGATGTAAATCGCCAATATTTTGATCTATCAACCATTGGCAATGCTTTGGGTGCCCAAACAACTGTTGTTGCTGGTGTGACATATACATGGCCAGCTTCAACGGACATTGTATCAGTAACAAAGGTCTATGCTCCAAGCAATCAAGTAGGTGACTATATGTTTGATTTGAGATATCAAATGACGCTATTTGATTTCTTCGGATTGTATTTCAATCAGTCGGGATACCCAATGGGACCTATGGCTTCTTACATGGAAGCAATGTCTTATGTAAAATTGGTAAATGATGTGTTTAATTATCCAATGTCATACACTTATACAAAGACAACACAAAGACTTTTCTTAGATACAGATCATTCCAAATTAACTGTCAATAATTATTTACTAATTGAAGCATATGTAAAAATTAATACAAATGAATATTCTAGAGTATGGGAAGACAGAATATTCAAAAAATACTTTGCTGCTCTCTTGAAAAAACAGTGGGCTCAAAACCTTATGAAGTTTGCAGGAATGCCATTGCCCGGTGGAGCCCAATTAAACGCTCCTGCGATAATGCAAGAAGCAATGAAAGAGATAACTGAAGTTGAAAGCGAACTATTGAGAAACTACGAAATGCCTGTAGACCCAATGATTGGATAACAATGGCTATTAATCCTTATATCAATTTAACCACCTTTGCAGCAGAACAAAATCTTGTTGAAAGTGTAACCATCGAATTGATTCAAGGTGTTGGTCAGGATTGTTTATATGTTCCAAGAAATGCTCTAAACATAGACAGAGTATTTGGTGAAGATCCGAGTTCTTTTTTTAACTCCTATTACACGATAGAAATGTATATCCAGTCCTACAAAGGATTTGAAGGGACGGATGTTATCACTCAATTTGGTATAGAGATTAAAGATAAAATATCTCTTTTAATGTCAAGAAAAAGATTTAGAGATATTGTAACTGTGGCTGTACCAACTATTACAAGACCTAGAGAAGGAGATTTAATTTATTTTCCTCTTTCAAAATCTCTATTTGAGATAAACTTTGTTGAGCATGAAAATCCAATGTACCCATTGGGCAAACTATACACATATCAGATAACAGCAGAACTCTTCACATACAGCTACGAAAAGATTATAACAGGAAATACTGCCATAAATCAACCATACACATCAACTGGAGTCACTGGAGGTACGTTTGCACCTCTTAATAATATTATCGGCAATAGCGCTGGTATTAATAAGATTTTAGAAAATGAAGCAGACACGCTTTATAACTTTGATCCAAATGACCCAAATGCAGGATGCGCTTCATAAGGATAAACAATGTTTGGATATTATTATAACAAAAGCTTAAGAGGTTTGGTAGTTGGATTTGGAAGTCTGTTCAGCAACATTCAAGTTGTACATAACAACGATACTGGAGCTGATACTAGAATTCAAGTTCCAATCACATATGCATCTCAAGAAAAATTTATTCAAAGATTATTGAACCCATCTTCTATAACTGATGGAACCAGAATTGAAAATCAATTGCCTAGAATGAGTTTTCATGTAAATAGCATAACTCCAGATCCAAGTAGACGCAGAAGCAGATTCTCCACAGTAACAAATCCAA